AAATCTGCATCTTCAAATACTGCTTTTACTTCTCCTAAGTCATCAATATCATTTAATTCTTGTAGAGCAGCAAACCCCTGAGCTTCAACATCTTCTGTTTTCTTCATTTGCCATCTAACTAATTCCCAAGTAATCCATGCTGCCATTCCCCATGGTCCAAGAAATCTTAATAAACCTCTACCGCCTAATTTTAAACCTTTTTGAAATCCCGGATTAGAATATATTCTACCACGTAAACTATTTTTAGGTGCAGTCGAATATGCTTTTGCTACCTTATCTCCTACTGTTTTAGCCACATTTGTTACAAACGTAGATTTACTTAAAAGCGCAGTTGTTCCTAAAGCAGCGAATGTAGTATCCATAGATACTTCAAATCCACTTCTTTGATCTTTTAAATCTGGAATATCTGGAGGCAACACACTCCCATCAGCACCATCTTCTCCTGTTGCAGCTAATACATCAGTACCACCTGCTAAAAATGTTCCAGCTATGACTGCGGCAAGATAGAACGGCCATTTCCTTGGATTAGTTTTAACAGATTGTGGCATTGGCCCTACAAATCCTAATCTAGATTTAGGGAATATTTTTCCTGCTATAGCAGCAAATCTGCCTTTCATAAGAGTTACAAAAGAAGCTTTAGTTCCAAATCCAAACCACTTTTTAATAGCACTATATTTTTTAGCAAGGTATGCACCTATACCAAGACCAGCGGCTGCTTTAATATTACCCATGGTACTTTCATCAAAAAACCCGGCATCACCATCATTCATGTCTGGCATATTAATAGTACTTGGATCTCTAGCTCCTGTACCTGGTAAACCTAATGGTCTATTTACATTTATTGCTTCTCTTCTTGCTTCAGCAGCAGATCTTAATGCATCATTACGCCATCTAGTTTGTTGATTAAACCAATCGTTATTTTGATTTAAAAGACTTGAAATAAGCCTGCTTATATTTGATAAACTTGTGTTTATAGATGTGACACCTTCTAAGAAATATCCATTTGTTAATGCTTTGCCTGAAGCTTCAGCACCAGGAGTTTTACCACCAAGACTTTCACTAATATTTTTTAATATTTTATTTCTTTCAGTATTCTTTTTGCCTTCTTCAGTTTTTGTTATATTTGAATCAGTAAATGTTTTTGCTTGACCTGCAATAAACCTACGACGAAAGTCTTCAGTTGAAGATACAATTGATTCTTGCTGTTCTTCTTGTGTTTCACCTTGTAATGCAATTTGTTCAGCACGTTTGGCTTCTTCTGCTTCTCTTAATCTATCACGTACACTACCAGCATTCAGCTTTCGTAACTGACCGACGACTTCTTGAAGTAACATTATGTTTTGATCTTTCTTAGCCATTTTGTTTTTTTATCCTTTCGTTTTGTTCTTTAACATGTTCTTGTAAAAGGGTTAAATAAATCTCCCTTTCCCATGGAATCATGTTATCTAGCTCTTCTAACCCAAAATTATGCTGATGCATTAAAGCAAAATTTAGTTTATAATAACTTATAACGCTACTATGAGAAAGGGTTATTGAAAAAAATCAGATAACCCATTCAACGGAATACTATTATTCTCTCCACAATTATTACAATCAAAATTAATATCATAACTTAAATACGGTGCTCCTCCCATACGGTCAACGATCAGTTGAAATTGGTCATTACTTAAACTCTCAACAAAATCCTTTACTTCTTTCTTTGGCACATCCGCAGCAACAAATATTTCTTCACCACTATAGATGGCGCCAATTGTAGCTACCATCATATTGATAATTGTTTCAGTTTCACTATTTTCATCTATTAAATCAACATGCCTATTTTTCATAGTAGGCCATTGTAATTCAACACTTATATCATCTGTCAATTTAATTACTCTATCTACTTCATCTTCAAGATTAGCAACTGTAACTTTATCTAAATTAATCTTTACTTTATTTTCTGTTTCACAATGTTGACATTGAGGTCTAAGTTCAATACCCTCACCTACTGACTTTGCACGTAAAGTCACAAACATAAATTCAACATCGAAGTTTGTTAATGAGTTAATATCAAGGGGTGATTCTACACACTCTTCAATAATATTCATAACAGCATTCTCAATCTGTTTTTCATCTTGAGATTCCATTGCTATTAACAACATCTTCTCTTCTTTGACCACATATGGTCTATATGTAATACTTTTGCCTGTTGAAGGCACAATCATATCATACTTTGGTGTTACCATTTTCGGTAGCATATTATTCACTCCATATTATATTAAATTATCTATGCGGATTTGGAAACCATCTTTCTATAAAACTTGGTCTTTCAAATCCTTTTAAATTCGGTATATTTTTATTCTTTGCTTCGGATTCATGTGCTTCAGCTGTTTTCCAATTATCATATTCCCATGTTACTGTTAATTCAACTAGTCCGTCAGCCCCTTCTCCTAATTCAATTTGACTCATTTGTATTGGATATGCATTAATTAGTTTACAACTATATACTGCATCTCTATCTTGATCTACAGATAAAGCTTCTATTGTTACATTTGAAACATAATCATTTTTATATAGTGTTTTATAATGATTACCTGTACTATCAACAATCATTTCCATCCATGTATCAAAATATTTTTTCATATAATAATCACCGGTTATTAGGAAGCTCATGGTGACTTCATCGGTAGCCATTGAATAAGGTTTCTTTGCAAGATGATGATTATGTGTAGCTTCAGTGGTAGATATACGTTTACCCGGAAGTGTTACTGCTGTGCATAAAATCCATGTGTCACGGCCATCTTGAAGCCAAGTAGTATTTCCATTTTGCCCATCTATATTTGGATGATTAAAATGAACTCCATATCTATTACCGCGTGCTATACCACCACGATTTTGTAATAAGGCTTTCATGTCATCTATTGAACTTGGCATTAGTATTGTCTCCTTGAATCTGACCAAACTGTGCCAACACTGGCTTTCTTAAAGTTTGCTGTTTGTAAAAATATTGCTATATTCCATTCTGCAGCATTTACCTTCATTATGTTTGATGTTACATTTGCTGACAAGTAATGTTTAAAGCATGGCTTAAAATATTTATAGTTCTTTGTTGCCATTAACAACTTATATGTTATCTTAAATCTTGTAGTCTTATCAAACTTTTGATTAGAAGCTGTATCATTTAATTTATCTAAGAAGATTGCACGAACTTTAGGTGGTAGATAATGTAAGTTAATACCGTAGAATCCGTCTTTTGCAGGACCAACAACAATCGTTAATGGAAAAGCATCATAGTAAGGCAGGGTCTTTTTAAGCTTTGGATTATATGTGTACATTACCATATCACCAGGTGAAGCACCAGATTGTTTACGTAATCTATCATCACCTAACATTTTACCTGATCCGATCTTACCAAGCTTTGAAACATTCGATGCAAACCAATCATTTGCTTCTTTACTACGAGCCTTTAATCCTTTACGGAATGCTTCGCCTTCTAACTTATCGAATAAACTAGCCACTAAATGTCTCCATTAATTGAGGTCCAAATACCACCATAATATATGCAATGATCGTCATAGCAGCTATACCACCTAATAAGAACTTTATTTTAAAATCATCCACCATCATTTTAAATCCTATTATTTCATTCCCTAATATTCTTAGAGATAATTCTAGCTTGCCTTCGCTTTGATCTTCTTCTTTCATAACTATATTTATACTCTTTTCTTCAGTGATTTCCATATTCTTTTGCCAGTCTTTGTTTTGCTGGCTTTGAATCTCATTGTCATAGTTTTAATACCCATTGCTTCAAGTTCTTTTTCTGTCCATATCTGAAACTCATAACCACGTTCATCACAAAACTTTTGTGCATACTTCCACTTCGAAGTATTCTTCATATAGGTTAATGCCTCATTAAGTTTTTTACGTTTAGGTGGTTGTGTTTGTGATGATGGTTTGATTTCAACTAAGAGGGTACGACCACTTGTAGTTCGTATAGTGAGGTCAACAAAGTATCTATGAGGTTTATTATCGGTTGCGCATATATAACCTATAACAGTTTCTTCTGAGTTCCACCATTTAACCCATGATGCATCATCTAAATGCCTAAATGCATTGCGTTCCCATAATGATCTGTAATGTATTTTGTTGGGATCACCTTTATACTTATGAAGGTTCTTAGGTTTCCATGATCCAGAATATGTTTTTTTCATACAACTATTTATACAAATCGTTATAAATAACTATATAACGAATTAAAGGACTAAAAATGAATCAATTCATAAAAAGCCAGATGGAAGCATATGAACGTAGGGAGAATATAAAATTTGGCGCATTTGGTAATGATCCAGATTTTGTAGAACAAGTTACACGAGGATTCTACACATCTTCAAATCCATTTAGATTAAAATATCCTTTAACAGTAGGGGAAGACGCAAAAACTACTGTTAATTATAATACAAATCAATCAAGTGAATTTGCAAAATCAAGACTTGAAGATCCAAACGGAATAGATGAATTATCATTTGAGCCATTTGTTATGTTTGATTTTATGGAAGTAATACCTGATAAAAAACAAAGTCGTATTAAAAAAATGGCACAAACTGATCGATTTATTAAAAACGCTCCTAATGCTGCTAGTGGTATAGATTTAGTTGCGGCATCACAAGAAGATAAGGCAGCCAATGAAAAATTAGGTCAAACAATATATGCTATATTAGATACATCACCAAAAGGACCAAATGTACAAACTTTAGGCGAAGCTGCAGAAGAAGCAGATGAAGGTGGATTTTTAACCCAAGCAAAAAGACAATTTAAAGGTTCAATATCAATGTATATGCCTACTGATATTCAAGTAAATGATTCATTTGTTTATAATGAGAATACGAGAAAAACTATGGGTATAATTGACGGTGTATTAGATGGAGATATAAATGCTTCTGCAAGTGCAGGTTCTCTTAGTACTAGTGCTGGTGCAATGGGTGGTGTGAGTTTTTCTATTGGTAAAATATTTGAAAAATTATCTAGTAAAGCAACAGGCACAATTGGAAAATTTGTTGGATCAAAAGGTGGAGTTGCGGCAGGTTTTATTGGTGCAGCAGGAGCAAGTGTTATTGGAGATGAATATCAAAGATCTTCTGGTAAAGCATCTAATCCTCATGATTATATGGCGTATCAATCAACTGCTTTAAGAAACTTTACGTTTACGTTTACGTTTTTTACCAGATAGTCATAAAGAATCATTAGAAGTAACAAAAATTATTAAATCATTTAGAAGTGCAGCTCATGCAAAAAGAAATGATGCTCTTACATTAACAGTTCCTGATCATGTTATTGTATCACATCATGGAGCAGGAGATATGATTCAATTGCCACCATGTGTTCTCGAATCGGTGAACGTTTCATATAACCCAAATAATACATCATTTTTTATGCATGGTAATAATCCAGTTGAAGTTGGATTAAGTATAACACTTAAAGAGATTGTTCCGATTTATAAACATGATGTGGAGGCAGGATTCTAATGTATTTTTCAAGTATAAACACTGTAGCAATTGATGTAGATGGATCTGGCAATTTAGATGCATTAAAAAATTTAACTGCAAGAGCAAAAATAAGTGATGAGTTATTAAATAACAGCGGATTTTATGAAACGGTAACTATAGTTGATGGAGAAAGACCAGATATTCTTTCTAAAAGATTATATAATGATGAAACATATCATTGGACATTCTTATTACTTAATCCGCAAATAAAAAATATATGGGATGATTGGCCGATGAGTGCTAGTCAACTTATAGAATATTGCACAAATAAATATCAGTACTTAGCTGCTGATACCGATGATGATCTTAATAATAAATTTATACTTGGTGAAACAGTACAAGGTAGTGTGTCTGGAGCTTTAGGCAAAATTAAAGAAATACATGTTAATTTAGGTTATGTCACAATTGATTTAACCTCTGGTACATTTTCTGAAACCGGTGAAACTATTAATGGTATTAATTCTCAAGATTCTGTCACGTGTAATTTTATTAAGTCGCAGGCTTATGCACCGCATCACCATAGAAATACATCTGGTGTTAGAGTAAGACGTAGTTCTACAACAGTGCCTTATACATTAATAGATTATGAGACAGCTATTACAGATCAAAACCGGCAAATTAAAGCGATTAAACCTGAACATATAAACACTGTAGCACAAGCGTTTATATCAACAATGAGCTAATATGTTAATTAATTCTTTTAAAGTATCAGCGGCTACCACTGATATTACTAATATGGTAATGGGAATGACTTTCTTTGAAAGCATAAATGGTATGTTACAAGGTACAATACAAATGCTTGATGGCCAAAATTTCTTTGACCAAGTTATTGGTTATCACGATCAATTAGTTCCTGTCAATATTGAATTTACCGTGTTAAGTCAGCCATTTTCAATGATTTTTATGATTGATGGTATTAATCAAATGAAAATTTTTAAATCAGAAAAATCATATATAATGCATTTAATCAGTACAGAAGAATTTAATTTAAGAGTGAATGATGTTAATGCTGTATTTAATAGCACTGCAGAAGAAGTTGTAAAAGGTATATATGAAGGTAATGTTGGTGATGGAAATAAACTAATAATTAATTCTATGTCAACAACAAAAGGAAAATACATTGTTCCAAATATACCAGCAATCGAAGCTATTGCTAATGCAACATATGTTGCTATAGATGCTGAACGTACAGGATTTTATTTTTACCAAAGATTGTGGGATGAAGGAACGTGCAGATTTGCATCTCTATACACAATGTCAAGGGATTTTCACAAAAATTTACTAGGTAAAAGACTTGTAATTGAAAATAGAGATACTACTTTAACAGACTTAGATGATGGTAATATAACTCCAGAAGGTGCAGCAAGTGTATTTGAATTAGATGAATATAGAATGGATCATACTATTAAATTACAAAGAGGTGAATTTGGACATAAAATTCACGATATTGAATTAGATAAAACTAATTTAAAAAAGAATGAAGCTTTAGCTGGTGGATCTGCTATTGTAACAACAAGACACAAA